AAAGTAAAGAAATCTTTAAAATCTTAAAACCTGGTGGTCATGTGATCCTCATCCCCGAAGACATTGGATATAAGGGAGTTATTTCCCTTGAAGATACAGGGTTTGAAGTAAGAGATGCGATCTTTGTAGGAGATGGGGAGAGCGATTTCTATTACTGCTCGAAAGCAAGTAGGTCTGAAAGAGAAGAGGGGCTACCTCCAAAAGACGAAGGTAGATCCAACACACACCCTACTGTCAAGCCTATAGAAATCATGGGGTGGTGTGCTAGAGATATAAAACCTAACTCTAAAGTAGTAGACCCATTCTTAGGGTCTGGAACTACTGGGATTGCGATGTCTCGTTTAGGGCATGACTTTGTAGGGATTGAATTACAGAAAGAATATGCAAAGATCTGTGAGGCTCGGATTAGACATTGGATGCCTATTGGGACTGAGATAGAGTCTGAAGCTCAAGTAGGTAAAGCAGAACCTAAAAAGGGTGAGCAAGTATCTATATTTGACATCTTTGATTCATAGTTTATTTATTGTGCCTCATTTTTATTTGAGAAAGGAGAGCGTTAATGCTCGCGGAATACATTTGGATAGATGGTGGAAACCCAACAGCTAGAGTTAGATCTAAGACCAAGTACATACACGACACGACACCAACCACCGTTGAGAGATTGCCTCTGTGGAACTTTGATGGTTCATCTACAATGCAAGCGATCGGCAAATCCTCGGACTGTGTATTAAGACCAGTACGAATTGTCAATGACCCCATTAGAGGAGGGGACAATATCTTAGTTCTTTGTGAGGTAGAGACTGTTGATGGCGATAAGCACCCCTCTAATACAAGGTCTAAACTTGTTAAATCTCTTGAGTCTTTTAAAGGTCAAGGAGAATGGGTTGCTTTTGAACAAGAGTATACTCTGTATAAAGGATCAAGACCTCTAGGATTCCCAAGTGAAAGAAGATTCCCAGCAGACCAAGGTCCATATTATTGTGGTGTTGGTGCAGATGAAGTATCTGGTAGACCTCTTGTAGAAAAGCACTTAGATATTTGTCTGCAAGCAGGATTGCCTATTACGGGTATTAATGCAGAAGTCATGCCTGGTCAATGGGAATACCAACTTGGCGGGCCGAACATAGACGCTTTAACAGCGAGTGATCATCTATGGATTTCTAGGTGGCTCTTGTATCGCATTGGTGAGGACTTTGACATCACAGCAACTCTTGACCCTAAGCCTGTCACTGGAGATTGGAATGGGGCGGGTATGCACACCAACTTCTCAACCAAAACCATGAGACAAGAAGGTGGCATCGAGGAGATCAACCAAGCTGTTGAAAAGATGTCTCACAGGATTCAAGAACACCTTGATCGCTATGGGGCAGGTTATGAGATCAGACTAACAGGTCACCACGAGACTTGTCGTTATGATGAGTTCAAGTGGGGTGTTTCAGATCGTACAGCTTCTGTTCGTATCCCTGTCGAAACGGATAAAAATGGTTGTGGCTATTTTGAAGACCGAAGACCTAACGCTAACGCAGATCCTTATCTTGTATGTGAAGCATTGATAAGAACGATCTCTGAAACTTGGGAGTAAACCATGAAAGTTCGTGTGGAATGGGATTTCTCTCAAACAGAGCTAGAAGATACAGAATACGACAAAGCAGTTGAGCAAGCAGGGCTTCCCCATATCGTCCTTATACCCATAGATGTGGCTTATGAGGATGAAGGTGGGATCTCCGATTGGATCAGTGACAAGTTTGGGTTTACAATCTATGAGTGGTGGGAAGTGTAACCCCTTATTTATGTCATAGTGTAAGGGGCTGAAAACCAACCCCTCAAACTCCCCAAAGGAGAACGCCAAGATGAACCACCTAACCCTCCTCAACACAGTGAGCTACGCAACCGAAGCTCACAAAAATCAGCAACGCAAGAGTGGCGGAGCCTACATCTGCCACCCAATCAGAATGTCGGCCGCACTTGCAAGTGCAGGGGTCAACGACCTACTTCCGCTCCAAATCGCCCTCCTCCACGACACCATCGAGGACACTACGGTGACCTACAACGACCTCCTCACAGAGTTTGGACAGGAGGTCGCAGACGGAGTGGTCGAACTGAGTGATGACAAAGCACTCGACAAAGCCACACGCAAGGCTCTCACCATCACCCACGCCCCACACCTCAGCCGAGCATCCGCTCTAGTGAAGATCGCAGACAACTGCGACAACTGTAACGGGATCATGGGCGACCACCCTCCCAAAGGGTGGAATCAAGAGAGGATCACAGCCTACGGAGAGTGGGCAAGGAAGGTAGCAGAGGGAGCTTACAAAGCTCTTAAGAGCGAGGGGGACAGAGAGATCGCCCGAAACCTCGCACGAGGAAGCAAACTCCCAACCAACCTCGGCTAAAGAGGAGGGGAGAGAAGGTCAAAGCGATAAAACGCAGACTTGACCCCCACCTCTAAGACCCCACCACTACGCACCAACAACTGAGAGAAGTTGTTGGGATCATTTACTACATCATAAGTAGCCAACCCACAGATGTAGAATTCGTACCTTGACTCTCTTATCACGATAATCTGAGGTGTGTTTGAGGAGCTAGGTGTAGGCTTTCTTAACAGTGGGAAATCTCCCATGTTTACTGTCTTGACTCCCACCTCATATCCCGCTGACCTCAAGTCGGGAACATAGTAGTCATTAGAGTTCCCTACAGAAAAGTCAACGAACAACTTACCTATGTGTTGTTCCACAGCACACTCACCACCCCAACCAGTCAGGTATCTTTTAGCCAACGACTTTGGGTCTTTAAAGTATTGACCCCCCTCTTGTCTTTTCTTCTCGATCACTTTCTTAACGAACGACCTTATTTGAGCCTCTTTATCGGTGCTTAGAGAGACTTTTGGGTATGAGTCTAGGTGTTGCCCTACAAAGTGATTGAAGGACGGTTCTATACCCTCTAAGATCTTTGACCTCAATCTTCTTTCACCTTGCAGTTGAGCAGGTATTCTCGCACATAATGTTGAATAGCCCTCACCCAAGACTTAGGTGTCTCTATCTTGTAGTTTGCCCTCATGTATTCATCAACACCTTTAGCTGTCGTAGGCAAACTAAGATCAATAAAACTTGAGTTCATGTGAGGCATCTCTAAAACAAATCGCCTCAAGTTTTGATATTCAAGCCTCAGCATATCCAAACGGTATTCCTCACTTGAAGCACAGGAAAAGTGTGTCGGACACTTTATCATCCCTCCTTTTTTGAGAAAAATGTATCCGTCACCTTTACATTTACAGTCTAACATACTGTTCGTGATTTTCATTACTGTCTTTCGTTTCACAAGAAACCTCCTTTTAATAGTTTCTTTATACAACCACTACTTAAAAAGAGAGGAGATTGTTATGGGAAACTTCTGGGTGAGACCCGATGGGCAGAACACTCTAAAGGGTGTAGAAGATGACCCTACCAATAAACCTGTACTACCTGCGTATCTGATTTTAGAGTTCTTGTCGAACGATAATCAGAAAGCGAGAGATGACTTTTTGATACTACTTCCAGGAATGGGTGAAGAAGAACAGTATAGGCTACAAGAAATCTATGCTTTCAGCACTAAGCCAAAAGACTATCCTCAGATTATTGAGGACAAGTTTCAAAAGGCTATGACTCCTAGAGTCAACATGGGGAACAATCATCTCCCTAAAACAGTAAACACATCATCTAACCAACGCACTAAACTTAGAGTGAACCAATAGCTACGACCTCTTTTAAAGAGACCGCAATGGAGAATAAAAATGAGAAGACTAGCTTCGGAAATACTTAAAGATTTAGAACTAAGGGTAGCTCACCTTGAAAGTGGCTTTCAAGGTGAGTTGAGGAAATCTATTGAGGTTGTCATCGAAAATACTCCCTCAAATATAAGAATTGATCGAGTAGAGTTTCCCAGAACACAGGAAGAGTTTTTAGAGATAGAGGCAAATAATGTGCCCGTTATTTTTTACAACTGCCCACTTGGAACAAACATGGTCAACCGATTGGAACTGTTCAAGTCTGATTTTAATCCTATGGTAGAGTCTAGGCTTGCAGATAGGAATAAGAAAGACATTGGTGGTTTGCTAGAGATTAGTCTCCAAGACCTCTTAAGATCAAACTTTGAGAGGGGTTCTCGATATGTAGGGAAGCACCGTCTGAATACGAGGGCTTTGAAAAAACTGCTAGGGGTTAATCTTTATGGTAAGGGTCAGATTTTAGAGGGTATGGGAATAAACTCTGCAAATATGTGGTGTGGACCTAAAGGGTGCGTCACCCCCCTCCACCTTGATACAATCAACAACTTAGCATGGAATGTGTACGGGCAAAAGACATGGTTCTTGGTAAGTCCAGAGGATATGTACCACAAGGCTTACTTAGAATCATTCAAAGAGCCTTATAAAGAGGACTACAAGGGTGATTGGACTAGGAACGATAATGGTCGATCTCCTACCTTTTCAAAGATGACAGAGAACCCATTAAAGAGCTTTAATCATTTCCCTATGTCTAGGGGTATAAAGTTCCATAAGGTCGTGTTCAGAGAAAATGAAATGCTGTATCTTCCCGCTTATTGGGGACACTATGTTAATACTGACTCCGACTCTTTAATGATTAACCATTGGTACGATGAGGTGCCTATAATCCTTAGCTCAACAAGAGTGAAAGGCAATTTGTAGTTCGTTTATCGCTTCTCCATAGATGATCTACACAATGGAGAATAAAAAATGGCTACAGAGAAATCACAAGACCCAACACAGCTTGATAAACTACCACTTAAGAGCAAGAAGTTCCTTGCTTATCTGATCGCAGACATCGGGTGGAAAATCCTTATGTTCTATGTGATTTGGGAGTATCAAACTA